CAACTTGTTCCAGACTTGGTAAAAGAACTGGATCTAAATAAGGTATCTCCGCTACAGGGGGATAAAAAATTGTTTTAGGAGGATTGAGTATATAGTTTGTATCTGGTAGGTTTGGTAAGTATATTTCGTCCATATTATGAGAGATGCTTTTGCTAAAGCCTTAGTACCTGTCACCATAATAACTTTTGTAGGAATTATGGTACTAGCACCTTTGTACGTCACCATGAGCCTTATGACAAGGCAGATGCAACATAAGACTAATTAATCAGCAGCTTCGGCTGTGTTTCCCTCTGCCACCCACTCAAGGTACTCTTGGTAATCTGTGTTTGCTTCATCAATAGGAATGTCTAATAAGATACCTTTACCACAAGATTTTCTTACAGCTACTGTTGTGTTAGTAAAAGAATCTTTAATAAATTTATACATAGGATCTGTTGGATATGCCATAATTATAACTCCGCAGAAAAGGCTAATTCTGCTGTATTTGCATTGGTTCTTATAAAGGCAGCATCAGTTTGTGTTCTAGATATACCTTCAGCACGAATTTCAACTATATGAGGTTCTAGCCTAGTACCACTAAATGAATCAAAACTATCAGCATTACCATCAGAAAAACCACGAAAGAAATCCGTTCCAGTTACTTGCTCTAAAGTTGGAGTAGCTCTCATTCGTACAGGTAAGTAAATAACTCCATAAGCTTGTGTACTAGTATATTGAGCAGCACTCATGATTGGCTTAGTATCAGCACCAGCAGAACCAGTTTGTTTGGCGTGTAAATAATAATACCTCTGACATAAAGTAAGCTCCTCTGCAAAACTTTTAAACTGGAAAGCAGTAGCAACAGACCCGACTTCAAACTGACATCCCGTTAGATACCATGTTGCTCCTGCGTTTTCTGGTAAATACACACTTCCCGCAGCAGTTCTAATTGTTGAAGATGTTGTCCAAGCATTTAACGTACCAGTTTCAGTGTCACTGCCATACCCTAATCCCCACTCTATTCTAAAACCAACTGCGGTTGTGCCTGAGACCATACCACCAGAAGTTGGACCAGTTAAGGTAATAGTTTTCTTTTCCCATGTATTAGCTGCACTAATCGTATAATTTGTCCAAAAATATTGATTGCCACCACTTGCATAATAATTAAACCACAAAGGGTAAACACCAGTAATACTTCCTTTGACCCAAAAAGATAAGGTACAAGTCTTTGCAGAAGATGTACCCCAAGCTAAATGAGCAACATCTTGTTTTTCTAGTTGATAATATAATTGATTCCTATTCCCTTCAGAAGTTGGTTGTGATGCCTGAGTAACAGTTGTTATTTTTGATGAATGAGTAAAGCCTTGACCGTCTGGCACATCTGTTGATTGAGCATGTGAAAAATCACCTCCACCGCTACCATCAATATCTGTTTTCCACCTATCAACACATCTAAATGTAGCAGAACCTGTAACTGTAACTGCTGCTATTCCCCTCTGACTAACATTATGGCCACCATTTATTATTAAATTGTGATTACTTCTATTAGTAATATTGGCAGTACACGTTCCATCAGTATTGTTAACGGTAATAGCAGCAGAACTAGCTCCTACCCCTTTTATCGAATTTACTTTAATTTCACTCATGATGGTACTCCTATAGCTGTAATACCTACATACGGTCTTCTTGTTATGTTCTCAGCACTACTAGCTGCAGGTGTATAATAACGAAGTCGATGTAGATCAACGGCATAACTACTGTTATACCTTGCTATTTTTAGGGATATAGTTTTATTAGAAGACCATGAAGCTCGATCTCCTGTAGTAGCACTATCACTACCGCTTCCAATTCTAAATCCATATTTAAAATGGACGTAATCATTAAATGTATCACCGTTAGTATAAGCTCCACCTCTGGATTCAAGTATTGCTGTTCCGTCTATATCTAGATAATAAGAAAATAAATATCTATCGTTTGCATTAGATTCATCAAACAGAAATTTATATTCAAATATAAGTTCAGTTGTGCCAGTTGGAGGTTGATAAGTTAAAGCTGACCCTGTTGCTGCCACAAAAGAATCTGTTAAGGCTTGTGCAGCCGTTACATTAGTTGTTGTTACTGTTCCGTTTGATGTTGAAACTGATCTACCATCTGCTAGTAGATAAAACTGTTCAAGCACTTGAAGGGAACTACCACTTGTACTTGTTAAAATATTGCCATCTGCATTACTAGGTAATTTTAGAGTGCGATCAGATGCAGGGTTACTATCTGGTGCAGCTATGATTACTGAATTACCACCGCTATGTTTTAGTTTGATCTGGCTCATTTATGCAGCCTCCAATGCAGCGACTTTTGTTTCCAATACTTCAATTTTAGCAACAGCTTCCTGTAATGCTTTTACAAGCATAGGTATTATAAATTTTTCATTTACTCTTAAAACATTTTCAATTTTATTATCATTTATTGTTAGTTCTGTTGCAAAATCTTGTATTAAATTATTATCAACAGCTTTTACTTCTTGTGCAATAAAACCATAAAGAGTGTCTTTTTCTTCATCACAAAAACCATCTATCCAATTAAAAGAAACTGGTCTAAGAGACTTTATAGCTGATAAACCTTTATCAAGATCAACAACATTGGTTTTAACTCTTGAATCAGATGCATTAAATATATTTGTACCAGATGGTGCACCTATGTTTCCAGACGAATCTATACGCATGTGTGATGTACCAGAAGTTCCAGTTTGAAATATTAAACTTCCACCTCCAACACCACCTAAAAAAGTATCTGTACCAGATTGACCTAAATATCCAACGTATTGTGAATTAGCACTAGCTTCTACCGCTAAAACAGCTTGCCCTGCTTTTACCGCTAATCCACTAGCAGAACCTCCAAATTTTTGAATGGCAGAAGTAGAACTTGTACCTACAAGTAAGTTTCCAGACGAATCTATACGGAGACGTTCATCTATTGCACCACCACTACTACCAGTTCCAAACTGTAAATATCCAGCACCATTATCGTTTGTAGCATTTTCTTTTCTTCCGCAAATACTTGCTATTCCATAATTAGCATCAGTACCAATATGTGCAGTCCAAACTAACGGTAATCCTTTATCTGCTGCTAAAGAATCTGTTGAACCAAAAATAACACCATCTCTTGAACTTATGGTTTCACTAGCTCCTTTAACGTGCAATATCTCTTGTGGACTTTGTATCCCAATACCTAAATTAGATCCATTTAAAGTTACCTTGCTTGAACCTCCTGTAGAAAAATCTATCTGATCGCTACCGTAAACAATACCTGTATCAGTATCATCTCCAGTAATAGAAGGATTTGCTGCTGTATTAGTTCCGTTGATTTTTATTGCCATAATTAAACTACCGTATAAACGCTGCCAGAACTAACAGTTAAAGTAACTCCGTTTGCTACTGAAATAGGACCAGCACTCATACCATTTGACCCTGATGGGATTGTTCTTGATGCACTAATAGTAGCACTATTCTCGTAGATAGCACCACCACCAGTAGTCGTTGCAATACCTGTTAATGCTGATCCATCAATAGCTGGTAATGCACCAGAAAGCTTAGATGCTGTAAGTGTAGAAATCCTTGCATCTGCTACCGTTCCTGTTAAGTTACCTGCTGGTATAGATGTAAGGTTAGCTGCACTAACAGCAGGTAAGGTAGCAGGGAATCTAGCATCTGGTACAGTTCCAGAAGTTAAATTAGATGCACTTAAAGCTGTTAAATCAACAGCAGCCCAACTAAGATTTCCAGAAGCATCTGTTTTTAAAAATTGTCCATTAACTATATTTGAAGGTAATGTAAGAGTATAATTTTGTGCAGCACTATGAGGTGGTGATTTAATTTTTACACCATGACTGTTTTCTGCACAGTTAAGTTGTATATATCCTTCCGATTGTCCAGACGTACCTTTGATTTCAAGACCTGCTGCTGAAGATGTAGATATAAAATTAGTTTTATCTTTTGTAACAGCTTGACCTGCTATCTTTGCTGACGTTACATTGGAATCTGCTATCTTTGCTGTTGTTATATTTTGATCATCTATAACATTTGTTATAACAGAGTTTGCTGCTAAGTTGGTAGCAGTTATGGTCTGGTTTGCTATCTTAGCCCCTGTTACAGCAGCGTTATCTATAGTGAATGATTCACTTACAGTACCAGCATTTGCGACTGTTATATCACCTTTATCACCATTAGTAAGACTAGCTCCACCACCACCTCCATCATCAGCAATAATAAAGTTACCACTAGAAGCTTGATACTTAAGAATCTTACCGTCTGCTACACCTGTTGTATTTACATTAGAAAGATCACCAATTTGTTTTGTTGAGGTTACATCTGCATTAGCAGCTATACCAGAAAGTTTTGTTTTCTCTGCATCTGTAAAAGCATTGGTATTGCTATTATTTTCATAGGCTGTTTTAATTTCACTATCTGATTGATCAGCAGTAGCGTTACTTTCAATATTTGTTAGCTTTGTTTTTTCTGCATCTGTAAAAGCATTTGTATCAGAGTTTGCTTCATAAGCTGTCTTTATTTCAGCATTAGTTTGATCTGCGGTAGCACCACTTTCTATTGCATTTAATTTTGTATGGTCTGCATCTGTAAAGACATTACTATCAGTTGCAGCTTCTACTGCTGCTCTTATCTCTGCGTTAGTTTGATCTCCTGTTGCACCCTCTTCAATAGTTGAAAGCTTTGCTAAGTTTTCTTGTACACTAAATAAAACTTGATTTGTATTAGCATCTAAATCTGCTTCAGTAAGAACACTACCATCTTGAAAATCAACAGCTTTTGCAGTGATATTAGTATCTCTTTGAAACTTAATAGCAGCACCATTAGCAGGTTCATTACCACTGGTAAAGGTTATCTGTGTAGCACTGGTAAAAGTGTAATGAGTAGAAAGAGTTTTTAAAACACCTCCTACTGTTACATCAACATCAGTATCTTTTATATAAGAAAAAGATATAGCGAAAGGACCAGCACTACCATTACCAGTGTGGTTTGTAAAAGACGCAGCAGTGTTAGTAGCCATAATTAAAACCTTTTCAAGTTAAGTTGATCTAAAATATCTTCTATTTCTTCATTATACTTGTTTTGTTGATCTAGTTTTACGTTTATCCTAGATTCTAATTCTTCTTCTGAGTAATTTGCTTCAACATATTTTTCAATACCTGCGTTAATAAATTTTTGATTTATTCCATTCATAACCTTAAATATTCTATTTGCTGCAACTTGTCCTTCTTCTGAACTTAATCCATATCTTTCTATTTGTTGTTTATTTGCGTCATATCTAAACTTATCTTTTGCTCTAAATCCATCTTCGACATATTCAAGTTCACCTTTAATATATGCTTTTAAAGCATCTGCATTGTTATAACTTTTACCGCTAAGATTTAAAACAGTTGTATTAACATATTTTTTTAAATTATTATATGCTGTTGTATCTAGTTTTATTGGCTTAAATAACTTACTACTAAAGTTAGAATTTCTAACAAAGTTTTTTACTTTACTACCCCTGATAATATTAGGTGGCTCTGGTAATAATCTACCTATCGTATAAGTTGCGTCATGTAATAAATTATTTTTACTTTTTGAATGTTTTGCATTTGTAAAAATATTAAATCCTCTTCTACTAGGATATGTAACCACATCATTAGTAATATGTTCTACTTGAAATGGTAAGTCTCCACCTACATTAGAAGGCACGTTTGCTTTCGCTTGTTGTAGTAATCCATGTAAATATTGCAAAGCACCATTAACTTCGTTATAGTCTTGATCTGATAAACCTAACTTATCTTCACTTGTAAGGTATCTTAAATTTTTTATATTTCTTGTTAAATCAGAGAAATCACCTGAGTATGTTTTAGTGTCCATCTTGGCAAATAATCTTATAAGCCTTTTATTTTTAACAGTACCTAATTTTATTTCTTTACCAAGAACTTCTATCGCATATTTTGTTAAACCTTCTGATCCTTCTTTCCTAAGTTGTTGTGCTTTCTGTTCATCTATACCTAGTATTTGTGCAGTAACATCTGCTGGCAAACGAAGTATATCTTCCCATAAACTACTATAAGGAGTTACAGAAGATTCAAATAGCCTACCTAGATAAGCTATATTTCTTTGTCTTTCATAACTTATAGTATCGTCTGGATCAACTCCACCTCCACCTACCTCTGGTAAGGCAGTAAACATCTCCATTGTTTCATTTACTTGTTGAACATAACTTTTATTTGTAATAACACGACCTATAAAACCTACCCAACCAATAGTATATTCATCATATATTCTGTCTAATTTTTTAGTAAAAAATGGAGACATCTCTTGAAAATCAACCCAAGCTTTAACAAAAGATAAAACTGGATCAGGTAAATCTTCATAAGAAACATAGTTATATTTTGGCTTTCCATCTTCATCAAATAAGATTTCACCATCTTCGTCATACATTAAATAAGCTCTAGCGTATGGTAGCCAACGACTTCTTAATAATGAAAGATGTTTAGCAGCACCTTCTTTTGTTCTCCAACTAGGACCACCACCAGTTAAAAATGTTTTTGGTATCTCATCTTCATTGTCATACTCACTTGAACTCATAAATTCATTTGCTGGTTGATATATGTCTTTGTAAGCCATAAATGCTAAAATAGTAGCAAAAGCATTACCCATATAAATTTGTCCTCTTGTATTAGCACGAACTTGAGGATCAGGACTTCTAAGGTCTGCTGCTAGTTCTGGTAAAAGCCAAGCATTTAACCAATTACGATTGTTTTTACCACCAAATCTTGCAGGTGTATTTATTACAGGAATATACCTCATTATGTCTTTAATCATATTTGTAGGTGTTCTTGTAAATTTAAAGAATGTTCTCATTGGTGGGTATTGTATTGCTAAATTATTTATTTCTTCTGCAAACAAACCAAGTGGATCTGTAACATCATCACTACGACCACCTCTTATTTGTTGTGTATATGTAATCTCTTTACCAAAGTTTTTAGCTCTTTGAAATATTTTTGCAAGAACAGGATCAGCAATAAACTCTCTTGGACCTATACCTTTTTTAAAAAATGTATCTCCTTCTAGTGGTTTTAATCTACCTAGTTCTCCCTCTTGTCCTTTTAAAATATAAGCTATAACTCCATCAAGGCTACCTTTTACATAATCATCTAAGTCTTGTCCTTTCAAGCCTTTTTTCAAAGCTTCCATAGTTGCATGATAAGCAGTCGAACCAAGAATATTTGGTGTTTGTATTAAAGCATCATTAGATGTCATTAACCTACTAGGTAACCTTATAAATTTACCTCCAGAATTTATAGCTGTTCTTAGTGGGAAGTAAGGACTTTCAGATGAAATAACAAATCTTTGACCAGTTTCAATTTTAGAATTACCGACATTTATAAAGTTATCTTCCATATCCCATGATCTTTTCCATACCTTTAACCCAAAATCAAAGTTATACATCATGGCAAATAAGTGTCTAGTAGCTGCTTCTACTCCTTCTTTTCTTATTAAACCCTTGCCATTTGCAACATCTAAAGTACCACTAAAGTTTTTCATGTTACCTAAAAACGTTTGCACAATACCAGAATATAAATTGACTCTTTGAGAAGGCAGACCAGATAAAACTCCATTAATTCCTACCTCGTTAATTACTCTTGAGGTTTGGTTAGCAAGTTTTAAAGTCTTACCAAAAGCATCAGCGTTATAAAGTTTTACCATATTTTCTATACTTCCACCTGCTTCTTTCATATCTTGTGCAACTTTTATAACTTGTGAGTAGTCTCCTGTTTCATGTCCTTCTTTTATTTTTGCAAGTAAATTATCTTGAAAGTCTTGACTTTGTTCTATTAACTTTGCAAGGGCAGGTGATACGTCACGATTTTGTGCTGTCAAGTTTTTCTTTTCTAAAGGACTTAGTTTCATAACTTCAGCAGGTGTCATACCTTCTATGCCTTCTACTGGTTTAATTTTAAAAGCTTGCAAAGCTCTACCTAATCTTGTGCCTAAAGGAATACCATAACCTAACCAATCATCTACTAATTTTTCAGCATCAATAATTTCTGCACCTGCTTTATCTATAGCAGCTTGACTTTTTTTAGTTTTCTTACCAGCATTTCTTTTAATTATATCTATAAAGTTTTGAGTGGAGTTTGCAACTCTATCTGTAGCTATTTGCAAACCTTGTTGGTTAATAACAACTTCTTCATCATCAGGTAATCTATTTTGTAGTAATGCTTTTTTTCTTGTGTACTCTTGAAAAAATTTTAAATTCTTTTTATCTATACCTATTTTGCCTTTACTATCTATCATTTTACCTAATCCACCTTCTTGCGTATCAAACTGACTTTTTCTTTCAGCACCCTTAAATCCTCCTTCATCTTTCTTCTTTCTTACTTTGGCAGTTACTAAATCTTTTTTACCTTGCTGCATATCTTTAATGCGATTCATCTTTTGTGGATTTAATTGTGTATTACCTAAATCCAAGTCAGGCTGACTATCTAGTTTGTTTAATGGTGTTTGTACTTTATTTGCAAAGTCTTGTAGTATTTTTACTTCTAAATTTAAACCACTTGTATTTGAAACCGAAGCACTAGCACTACCTGTCTGTTCTTTTACTAATGATTTTAATTTTGCGTGTACTTTATCTCCATGTAATCTAACTTCTTTTTCTGTAAAGCCTTGATCTAAAAATACTTTTAATATCTTGCCATCATTCTGTGCTTTTACTTTTCTTCCATTTCTTAAAGACCAAGATAACTTATCAAAGTCAGATTGAAATTGTATATTGGCAGACCCATAACGAGGTTTAGTTCTTTTGTAAGCTTCTGGTGCTGTAAAAGTAAGATCTTGTGTAACCTCTGTTTGAATTGCTGGTTTTTTTGGTTCTCCAAAATCTATATCTGATTGTAAAACTTTTCCTTTTTTAGTTATTGTTAATTGACTAGGATCAAATTTTACTGATTGAAATGCACCTTGTTTACTTTTAAAAGAAACAGTAAATTTACCAGTAGATTCATCAAAACCAACAACAGTTCCTATGTTTCCTCTATCTGCTGCTTTTACTCTGCTGCCTAAAGGAATACTATCTTGATTTATATTTGTTGTTTGTTGTTTTTGACTGCTAATTTCTTGATCTAATTTATCAGTATCTACACCTTCTTGTTTTAATTTTTCTTTTTGTTTTTTTGATACTGTATCTATATTTTTAACTGCATCATTAATAGTTTTGTTATCTTGTTTAGTTAATATGGCATCTGCTTCTGCTGGTGTTTTACCTTTAACTTTATTAAAAATACCGCTTAAACCTTCTAATGATCCTTTAAAACCAGCACCAAAAGCACCACCAAAACCTAGACTTAATAAATATTCATTACGTGTTACATCATCTCCTAATAAATCTCTAAGAAAAGTTTCACCTACACCAAAGCCAGCACCAAAAGCACCACTCTTTGCAATACCTTTAACACCTTTTGCTGTTGTGCCAGCAGGTATTATTTGTACAAGACCAGCAGCTACAGCTTCAGCTTGACTTATTTTTTTTACACCCCTAGCTTTTTGTGCTGCGATATTTGCATAGTAACCAACAGCAAATTGACCTCCACCATAAGCTGCAATACCTAAAGGACCAAGAGCTAATAATGGAGCAAAAGCTAAATCAGCACCTATACCAGTACTAATTTCTATACCTAAACCTTTTGCTAAACCTGTTAAATCTTGTTGAGGTTTTTCTTCTGTAAAGTCATTAAAAATATTATTACTAAAATCTAGGTCTGGTGAAGCAAAATCAAAAGGTTCTTCATCAAACAAAGTGTTATTCACATAATCATCAAACTTAGATTCTTCTTTAAAAACATTAGTAAATGGCGAATTAATTTTTGTTATTGGTTCAGCAGTTTCATTTTGTTGAAGACTATTAATAATATTTGAATTGCGATCATTAACAGTTGTTGGTTGTTCAAGTGTTTTTTCTTCTTCTTTGTTATCAAGAAGGCTCTTAACAATATTTGAGTCTGTCATGTTAGTTCTTTAGAAACTTTTTATAGGAACCATTTTTGTATGCACCCCAAGCATTAAGGCCTTGCTCATCATATAGTCGCTTGGCTGCAATTACATTAATAATAGGGTCATATAACTCTTCTTCAGATTCAATATCAAATACATTTAATAATCTGTCTCTATCATCTTTCATATTTAGTTGTAACAAACCTATAGAAAATTCTTTTTTCTTCTCAGGATCTAAACCAGATTTGACAGTATCAATCATAGGATCACCTGCTGATTCTGCCATTGAAACAGCAGCCATAATTTTTGCAATGTTTGGTTCAAAACCTACAGCTAATAACATTTCTTCTATCTTAGGTTGAGGTATTACCTTTGTCTTGTCTGTATCTTTTAAAATAACGTCTAATGCTTTTATCTGATTATTTTTTACTTCTTTCATATTTATCCTTTCAACTATTGGCATAACTAGCTCTTGTCCTACTCTTATCATATCTGGATTAGTAAGATTATTAGCTTCCATAATTGCTTGTACTGACGAGCCAAACTGATCTGCTAACTTACTTAAGGTATCTCCCTGTTCAACTTCAACTGTAGTAGGTGATTCTTTTTCGCTAACATCACTAAAAACACTAGCTTCTAAATCATCACTTAGTAATTTTTCATTTCTTGTCTCTGTTTGCTTGTCTTCAAAAGTTGCATTATAAAAATCAACATTAAAATTTTCAAATGATTTTATTTTTAAATTTTGACGTAACGATTCACCAGCAGGTGTAACTGAACCATTAATAGATACAACTGTAGTAGTTGGTCCTACTTGTAATTCATTAGTATTAACTTCACTAAATAACTTTGTATTTGTATCGTAAGTTAAAACTTTTTGTTCTTGTATATTTACTGTCTTACCATCATCTTGACCATCTCCATCTCCATCATCACTAGGTATTTCTTTAAATTCTAAAGGTTCTGATAAATCTAAAGCTGGATCATAAAATTCATAATCATTAAACTTTCTTGGATTTTTTAATTTTCTTAGTTCACCTAAATACCAATTTCTAACTGTTGTTCTTTGACCTCTTATATCAATTTGAGCATCAATACCTCCATTTTCTTTAGTTAAACTTTTTAATTTTATATTTAGATCTTCCATTCTATCTACATCATCAGCATCTGTAATTACACGAAGACCATCTTTTACTTCGCCAACAGTTCTTTTACCATACTTTATTAACTCTTTCATTGCTGGAAATCTTTGTTCTAAACTTTTGCCATCTGTCTCATTTAAATAATTTTTTAATTCTTTATATTTTTTTCTATCTGCATTAGAAGCGTTTGGTCCTAAAGCTTGCATGACATCTGTTAGTTGTGTTAAAGCTTGACTTTGAGTTACTATCTTATCGTCATACGCTGTTTCTAATTCAAAAAAGAAATCATCAACACTAAAATTTCTAAGGTCATATTCCTTATATAAAAATTCAATTTGTTCTGGGTACTCTAAAGCAAGTGCATCTAAAGTATTACCTATACTTTTAAAGTAATTTAATGCTTCTTTGCCATCTTTAAATTGAGTACGAGATAAATCTAAATTATTTAAAGTGTTTGTAATATTTTCTTGATCTTGTTGTTTCTGAAAAGCGTTTTGATTTTTTATAGCAGTTGCTTTTTTCTTATTTATATCACTCATAAATGTTTCAATTTTATCTTCTCCATCTTGTATATAAAAATTTCTTAAAGGTTGATTATTAGTAACTTTTAAATTACCTATCCAATTAATATATTCTTGTATTTCTTCTTCTGCTACTTCCATATCAAGATTATTATTTTCGTAATAATCAAATATTTGCAAAATGTTTGTTTGCATAACATCTATTATTTTGCTTGGAGAAACACTACTACTCAATCCGATTTTCACCATATAATTTATATTGTTTTGTAATTCATCTAAAGATAAAACTTCTGCTGTTGATAATCCATTCTTTGATTTATTATCTTGTATTAAATCATTTTCTATATTCTCATTAATATTATCAATACTAAACCAAGCATTTAATATTGAATTATTAAATAGTAGATTTGCCTGTTCTATTTTTGCATCTGCTAAATTTTTTTCTTGTGTCTTATAAACTTTTTGTAAAGCTAAATTTTGTTTAGGTATTAAGAATTGATTTACTATTTCTGGTCTTATTCCTCTTGTATTCATTAAAGATGTTTCTTGAAACTCATTTACTGCTTGTTGAAATTCATCAGAATTAGTAGAAAATTGAGATAATGGTTTTTGAATAGTTTGTCCATTTGGTAATTCAACATCTACTACATATTCATCAAAAAACTTTTTTGTTTTAGCTTCACTAGCGTTACCTAAATTAATTGCTAGTTGTTTTTCAATTCCGTATTGTGTATAAACATTTCCACCAATAAAGTTTCTAGCAAATCTTTTACCTTCATTTTTCTCTAATTCTTTTCTAAGTTTATCTATACCTTCTGGATCAGAACCTAAAACCTGTAACTGACCTGCTTGTATATTTTGTGCAATTTTAGTATCAATTTGATTGCTTAAATATTTTTGTATAGTTGGATTTACATCAGCTAAAGTTTCAGCTAAAGACTGAATACCTGATTTAGGTGCAACACGAACACCTTGCTCAAAAGTATCTACAGGATTAGCAGAAGGTTGAAATGATGTACCACGAAAACTTTGTGTCATTAGGAAGAAAACCTTAATACGTTATTGTCTAATTTTGGTGAAGGTAATAATCCTAAGTAGTTTGTAACACCTGATGCTGCTGTATTAAGCAGTACAGATCCTAAAGATGGTACTTGGTTATACGCTTCATTTATATTACCTTGTAATTCATTTAATCTATTATTTCTCTGAGTTTCTAAACCTTGTATATTTCTACTGTATTGTCTTCTAAATGAATCTAAAGTTTGTCCTATACTATTTCTTTCATTTGCTGCTTGTCTCTCTGCATCTCTAACTAATAAACTTGCTGTTAAACCTGCTCGTTCTGAAGCTTGTATTCTTCCTCTAGCTTGTAATCCTTTTATTGTTGCAGCTAATCTTTCTTGATTTTTTGAAGCTTCAGTTTCTTTTAATTGTTCAGCTAAAGCTCCTTGTTGATTAGCAAAAGATTGTTCTGCTGACCTTGCTGCAATTTGTGATTGTTGAGCTACTTGTGCTGCTTGCTGTTGTGCTGATGATCTTCCAATTAAATTAGAAGCTAAATTTATACCAAGGCTTGCACCAAATAAAGCACCTACTTGTGGTCCTAATACTGGTAATGCTGCTACACACATTTAAGAAATCCTTAGAAATTCGTAGAAAGGTTTTTTCTCTTCTCCATAATTAGCATGGTATTTAATAAATTTAAACCCTAGAGACTTTAACCATTTTATAGCAGAAGTATTTTCTGCATATACAAAATTATATAAGACTTTGTAAGATTTCAACAGACTATCTACCCATTCCCTACCTTTTCTTATAAGTTGTATTTTATATTTTTTATTAGTAAATAAGTCATCAGTAGCAACCATCCATATACAACCATCACTAATAACACCGCATAAACCTATAGGTTTATCATCATCATCTGCTATTGCCATATTAGTTTTTCCATGTAAATAAGTTAAACGCAAAGCATCTTGTGGTTTTTGTCCTGTTTGATAATATGCTTCCAAGCGATCTATTTCTCTAATATGTTCACATACATAGTTTAGATCTTTTAAATTTGCTTTTCTTAAATAACCCATTAAATACGTCTACTTCTCATATAAAACATAGCTTCATATTCAGCACTGGCTAATGTTGCAGGTAGAAAAGTATTATTTTTTATATCTATTGTTACTTTATCAGCCTTACTCATAATTGGTACTTTAAATATACCTGTCTCTAAATTAATTTGACCAATAGTTGAAGAAGATGTACCAACTAAACGACCAGTAAATTTATGTATGCTTGTATCTCTATGCTGTGGAGTTACTTCAACTTGAAAGAAAGCAGAGTTTTCAAATTTTAAATAAAAGTGTTTTAGTTGTAATCGTCCGCTAATAATTTCACCTGTGTTAGATCCACCAGTACTTTCTGTTAATCTTTGATTACTAAATCTATAGTGCATTTCATAGGGTTCACCAATAATAAATTTAGAATTTCTATAATCTCCACTAGCTGTAATTGTATTTGTTAAACCATTAGTAGCATTTGTAGATATTATGATTTGACCTGCTTTTAAATTTTGTGTAACCCCTTTTGTATCAACAAATGTACTTGTTTCAGTGCTAGCTAAATAACGTCCTATGACTTGCATCTTGGTATGTAATTTATATGGCACAGTAATAGTTGAAACTTTAGTAGTACTGTTATAAGCAATGGAAACACCAGCAGTTGCTTCTGTAATTTTACGATCTAAATGAAATTCAAACTCAGAAAATGGTTCTCTGAAGTCAGATACAAAAGGTATTTTTTCTAAAATTACTTCTGCACCAGCATCATTAAATAATATAGACCTATCCGTTACTATAAATAAATCAGTACCAATAAAATCTATATTTTTAATTTCTCTGCTTGGATCAAAAGTATATGTAAACCAAGAATTTAATATCTTTTCTGATCTTTGTCCATATAACCATCTATTAATATAAAGCTTATTTGGATTTGTAGCACCCAATAAAACCAAGACATCTTCGTTAGTTGAAACAGCTACTTTATATATGTCATTAGGAATTAATCTTGGTACATGTATAGAGATGTTTGCAGCATCTTGTATCTGTACTCCTTGTTGTAATATATATTCTCTTACACCAGCAAAGTTGCCTTTCTTATTTAAAAAATAAATACTACCTCCACTACCTATAGGTGCAGCTTCATCTGTTGATTCAAATTCTGTTGATACAATTACGTTTGCTGATTTAGGTGTCAGTGTATCTGATGAACTACTTAAAACAAATTGTGTTTCATCGGAAAATAAAATTAATTTTTCTCCCATAGATACAGCATGTTTTAATATTGCTACTTTTGTATGAGAAGCAGCTACATCTATAGGGTCACTATCTATTGTTGATATAACAGTTTCAGGAAAGAAGTTAAAAAATTGAGATACTCTAGAAAGTATTACATTGTCATCAGCTAAAAATCCTAATCTATTTCTAAAAAAGAAAACATTATTTATTTTTGATCCTATAAATGATGGATCTGGTGCAGAGTCTTCATCTCCAACATTTCTTTCTCCCCATTTTGGTACATTAAAAGTTTGATTAGCTGATGTATATGCATCACCATCTACTCTTGCAAATCTAAAATTACCATCAGACTGCCTTATTAATACATGTGGCATAGTGTCGTAATTAAATTTAAATTTTATACCTGCTTCTACTGATTCTTCCCATTGTCCTTCAGCTAAAACACCTACACCATTAGAATTATTAGTAACAAATTTCACATAGTAATTATCAAAGTTTGTAGATTCATCTCCTTTTACTTCAACTACCATGCCATTAGGTGCAACAGTTGGTAAATCTGTAAATTGTTGTACTGTATTTTTTACAGTTGTAATCTGAGTATTACCTTGAGTATCAGAAGACTCCACCGAAAAATCAGAATTATCATTTTTCTTTATATGTAATACTGGTCCATTCTGATTAATTGTAAAACCAGTAAGGTTAGAAGTAAGAGAAGTTCTTATAGAATCTGCAACAGTTTCAGTACTAAGAGGATCATCATTTGACGTATCCTTTGTAGCTACAAAATTATCAACCTTTACTTTATAAGTAGTTTTATCTGATACACGATTAAAGAAAACTATTGCCTGTGTAACATTACCTGCTGATAAGGTTGTATCCATTGCAGTGGTAACAGTTGTATTAACAATAAAAGTAAAATCAGCAATAGTTATAGTTTTTAATTCAAGTCTTGGATTTGTGCAGTTTAAATAATTTATTCCATCAGGTTTATTTACTGTAAGTTCTGTACCATCTAATTCAAAGACTCTTACATTAGCAGGGTTTAATGAAAATACTACAACATATCTTTCATTGACATCTCTATTAATCATTCTTACATGACTATTTGTTATCTGAGCACCACCAGCAATTAATTTACTTACAAATTGGCTGCCAGAACGCTTTGTAAGACCTAATACAGGATCGCTATTAGCATTATCCTGTATATCAGCATGGTCAGCTTGTTTTGTAGCATCAGAAGATTGTGATATTCCTCTGATTAATGTAGGAATTGCTCTTGATCTTAAAGGCATAATTATCTAATAAGTACATTTGCAGGTGAGTATGTATTAAATACATTTGTTAGAGAAGGATCTCCTCTTAAAATATTATGATCGCCATTACTAAGATCAGTTTCAACTAAGATTGCTCTAGCTCTATTTTCATCTTGTTGTGTATATGACCTTAAACCATCATCAGTTACCATTCTATCTACAAATATTCTTGCAGCTTTAATAGTGATATAGTATCTAGCTTGTTCTGGTATCTCGTCAAATTTTCTAAAGTAAACAACAGTAGATATAAGATCTTCTTCAAATTCAAATTTATTATTTAACCTGTCATATAATTTCAAACCACGTTGTATTGCATCTATAGTTGGATGCTGATGAATATTAGGATCAACTCTTAATACATCAGTAGAAAGAGCAATTTGTTTAGAAGCATCTCTAGTAAGAGTTACATCTATTTCAGTATTAAAAGACCAACCTTCCATTTGAACTACTTTATTAGTTTCGTTCAAAGTAGATACAGCCATCTTTGCATCAACAGGTAATGTACCTGTCAAAGTATTAACAGGTGCTTCTCCTATAGCAGCCAACATAATGTTGATGCTTTCAAGTTCGGTCGTTGCAGCTACAGTCATAATTTAATACTTTTTAATTTTAAGTTTATCTCTATTACCTTTTTTTTTCTTTTTCATTTTACCGTAAGCCATAGTGTCCTCCTTTTAAAAAATAAATTATCTAATCTTAAGTTTATCTCTACTTACATTACGTCTTCGTTCTAATTGTTTCATTGATTGTCTTCCTGCTGCTTCTGCTGCTTCTGCTGCTTTTCTAGCTTGTTCTTTCATTCGTTTTTCCATTTCTTTTCTTCTTTTTTCTCTTATCTTTTTCTCACGTTCTCTTTTTAATTTATCTTGAAATGCTTTTTGCATTTGTGATTTAGTAATAGCCATAATTGTTTTTAAGCTTTGCCTTTATTATACTGAATAACTATTTGTTTATCTTTCATACTAAATGGACCTGCACCAGATAATCTTTTTAAAGCTGCTCTGTATTGAGATTCAGTAATATTTGCAATCTTTAAATTTTTTCTAGATTGCTTTTTTTTTGTTGTAATTTTTGCCATAAGAAAATACCTAAATAAAAAAAAGAGTACCCATACTTGAGTACTCTTAATAAATAATTTTTTATGTAGCAGATAACTTGATTGTTGCTGCACATTCTGGTCTTAAGATGCCATGACCTAACGCATACTTAGCAACCATTAAGGTGCCTTGATACATTATTCCATAGTCAGAACCAGAGATCTCAGTTGTCATATCCATTAACTTAACTGTACCAACAGCAGATTTGTGGAATACTAAACCGATAGTTTTACTATCGTCACCTGAGTAAGTGTTGTTAGCACCTGATGGGTTTGAAGCAACGTTTGACTGAGGTACGTTGTTGCTCATCATTACAGGAATACCTGCGACTTGCTGTACACGACCTGATGCAAACGAACCATTACCTTGTGGGTTGAAGTCAACATCTACAGTTCTTGTAGCAGACTCAGCAAGTTTGTAATACTCAGCAGGTGGCAATACACAGAAACGATCTGTTGGAGGAATGTCTCTTTCGTCAAATGTCTGTGCAATGTCATAGATAGCAGCAGCTATCTCATCACCTGTGACGTTTGCTGAAGTTGTATTACCAGTAGCTAATGTTAATGTAAGACCACCATTACCACCTGTAAGAGTAGTAGATGCTCTTGAAGCATTAGCGATTTGCTTGGCTACGTTTTGATCGTATGTCCTAGCTAAAGCCTTGCCTAGCTCATCAGCATAGGTAGCTCTAACGTCATAATGATTCTTAAGTTCATCAATCGAAGCTACAAAACTTTGTGCGATTAATAGATCATCAATGTTGATAATCTTTTCATTTGCCAAGATTTGATTGGCTCCAACGAGGGGGGTCCCGACCGTATGGTAGGCAGCCGTTGCAGTTCCAAGCACAGGGAACTGTGCTGACTTACCACTTGTGATAGTACGAACTGAATGAAGTTGCTCATTGAAGATGTTATTTCTGGTAAATGCTGATAGAACCTCTCCTGAGAAAATTTTCAAAAAGAGATCATTAAAGCCAGTACCAGTATTATTAATCAAACCAAGGCGAGATACGGTAGCGTTAGCCATCCTATAAAGTCCTTGTGAATAATTTAAAAAGTTAATAACTAACTTCGCTTCAATCCTTTTTCGCAAGTGGTATCTGACGCATCAGGCACTTTAGATATTTAGATTTACGCTTTGTTAATTTTATACTGAACCGCAATTCCACTTGCGTAATGCAAGGGCTTTACGAGTTAACTTACCATCTTTCTTTAATGGTCCTTTTACCTTTGACATCCTTGCACAAAAAGATTTTCTTCTTGCTTTTTGTCTGGGCGAAAGACCTGTCTTTTTAGTAACAGGAGCTTGCAAGTTTCCACCTGTTGCTCGGTTGTATTTCCTACGACCAGAAGCAGAAAGACCCCCTGAGGGATCTTTGTCTTTTTTGGTAAGAGATACTCCCTTAGACATAAAGGAAAGATTAGTAGTTATTTAAAATATAACACTCTTATGCAATCTTTAAACTCTTTCGTCCTTTTCTTCTTTTTCTTTTATTCTTGCATAAAGCTTGGGGTTCGTAGGTGTGTTAGCCATGTTTAACTTTGACCAAAGACATTTGAGCCTTCATACCTAGCATAAACACTTTCTGTATATGCTACATCTTTACCATAACGAGGATCACTTACTGCTGCATTTACTTCTGCTGTAGATTGAAATGGTCTTGGTCCATTAGTTGAAGGTCTTCCTGTTACTAAGTCTGGTTCAATACCCATAGCATTTTGATACTGATTGTATAATCCTTGAACAGCTAACTTAATTTTAAATGTTGAAGCTGTTTCTGTTAGTTCATCAAATTCACTAATGTCACTATCAGATAGATTTTGTTTTGCCCAGTTTACCATTTGTTCATAATTATTATCACCACCTACAGAATCTTTTATTCCCTGTATTTCAACAGAAGCGATGTCTTCAATATTATTACCTGCTTTCAAACCTTGCAAATAAGTATCTACTAATTGTTTTGAGAAACCACCTTCTTTTAATTTTGCATAATCATCTTCTGTTATCTCTCCTTCATTATTAAATCTCTCTGTAATATCTGCTGGATCTATACCAACTTCTTGTAAAACACTATATACACCATCACCATATAAATCTTCAAAATCTATATCTGATTCAGATTGTGATTGGTCTTCAGATTCAATACTTTCTTCTGCTTCAGATTCTTCAGTGATTTGTTTTGTTTGATTTATAGAACCAAGTTTACCTTCAAGTTCTTTATAACTAGAAGCTAAATCTTCAACAGATTTAAACTTACCAGCATACAAACCATTCTCATCTTTTAAAGATTCAAGATCTTGTGCAGACATTGGTGGTGTCTCATTGACATTTACTTGTGATGAAGTCATAAAAGTTTTTAATTAAAAGTTAATGTATTTCCATTTTTGGTCTTGACATCACCTGTCTTACCAGAAACGGGGTTAGGATCATTTACACCTAAACGAGAAACTACTGCTTTAGTTTCTTCTGTCTTAGTAGTTTCTTCATTACTGTTCGATTTCTTGGTCGGCATTGTTAGATTCCTCCTGTATTTGTTGTGCCTGTGCATTGTTTTTAGGATCTAATAATTTAGAACCCAAAGCAGCAGGTCCAAGGCTTTGTATAAGCTGCTGCTGCTGCATCTGTTGCATCTCTGCTTGTATCTCTTCTGGTGTTTTAACTAAGTTATTTGTATCAATACCTATAGAAGTTGCTAGACGTTTTATAGCTTCATCAAGATTAACAAATTGTCTCATTACATCAGGACCAAGTGCTTGTGAAATAGTTGATATAAATTCAATAAGTTTATTGCGATCATTACCACGACCAAGACCTTGAATACCTGTAACAATTTTAGGTTTCACTATTTTATCTGGTAACTTAGGCATCTTTCCAGAACGTACAAGCATGTGCATCCTTCTTCTAAGGTAAGGCAATTGAAACTCTTGAGACAGAATAGAGTACACTCCACCCAGACTGTTCTCTAACTCTTGAGCCATAAGACTTATCTCTGCTGCTGTTACTCTTTCTGCATCTCTCTGTATAGATCTCACCATAAGAAAAGCATTTTGTAATCTTTGTTCAATTCGCTGTATAGATTGTAAAGCGATACTGAAATCCCCTGCTTTTCCTACTTGCATGACGCTTATATCAGCAGCACTTCCTTCTCTGATCGCACCATTAGGAGCCTTTGCCAATGTGCTAGCCCTAGTCTGACCATTAGGATTTACAAGAAATAAAATTTTTGCACTAGCAGCAGCACCTTCTATTATTGCTTGCATCAAAGCTTCTAAACTTACAAGGTCTCCACGATATTCACCAACATATCCACGACCATAATTTTCTCCATCTATTCGTACCCAACGTAATAAGATCCAAGGAGATACTTCAATCTTAGATCTACCATCAGTATTAGGTATCTTCTCTCCTTTACATTCTTGATACCAAAATAAATTTTCATTCTGTCTTTTAATTATTGTATATATATCTATTTCACCTTCCATTTCTTTTGCGTCATAATTATCTTTCTTTTTAATTTGTTCTACAAAACTAACAGGTAGAGCATTTGGATTAACAGATTCTTTAGTAATTATTTCTAAAACATTACCAACAGAATCACGTTTACAAACAAACTTTTCTAAAGGATAAACTTTTAAACCATTATCAGTTAAATATAAAAGAACATTACCAGCTACTATTAAATGCTTAAGAGCTTCAAACATAGCTACACGATCATTAGAAACTTCAATCTCATCCATCAAAGCATTTTCATATACTCTTAAACCTTTATCAATTTCACTTTCTAAACCTGATTGACCTTCTTTTAAAAGTTCTAAATTATCTAAAGCTAATTTAAAGAAAGGTGTTGAAGGTGGTAAAAGAGCTACTAATAATTTTGCTGCTAATGAATTAACAGCCATAGCTCCTGTTGATTGAAAAGGTGTTTTGATTTTTGATCTATTACCTTTAGCAGTCTCAGGTATAAGACTCGGTATTGTAACTTTAGAAGAGTCTTGAGCTTCTCTTAGAAAAACAGATCTATCTGCTTGTAATTGTTCATAACGACTAGCAGCATTAAAAGTGTTTGAAGTATATTCCATACTTATACGTTTAAGTTACCACCGTAAGATCTACCACTTGCTCTTCTAATTCTAAGAGGACTAGCTCCTCTTCTTGTCATAGTATCTTGAGGTAAGGCACTTGATTTTTTCCTACCTTTACCAACTACAACATTCTGTGCTCTTTTTTCTGGTGCTGGTGCAGTTGGTCTTGGATCAGGTAACTTAGGAGGTCTTGGTCTTAGGCACATAATTAATTTTCTAATACATTGTTAGAAAGCATAGTTTCTTTCTGTCTTTTTTGTTGTTCAATTAAATAATCAACAACATACCTTTGACCTGCACGATACCATACTTCTCTATCAGATAATGACAAATCAGGGTGACGATTTGGAAAGATACTATCTAAACTATATATCAATTCGTCTGTAATTACAGGTAATTTATAATCCACAAATTTATAATAGTTATAATTATTTTATATGTTAATGTATAGATAGCAAGGATTGGTTGCCTTGCTGTACTGCTTTGAAAACCCTATGTTGGTGGTTCCTCATAGGGTTTTCTTTATGGCTTCCAAAGATTTACTTCTCCTGTCTGATAGTTATAAT